CGGTCCAGAGGTCAGGTAGATCTCGCGTGTAGGTACCTGCGTGGTCAACCCCAGAGCATTGGCCTCGGCCGCGCCGCTGGCCACTACAGTCTCGCCGCTGTTGGATTCGATCGCTTCCACCACCGATTCAGTGGAGGGTGGCCGTACACCAAAGCGGCCTTGTACTGGCATCGAATAAGTGCCCCGACCCACCCGAAGTAGCGTGCCTTCACGCACCAAGCGGCACAGCGCCTGATCGACCGCTGCACGCGAGCCCAGGTGTAAGAACTCTTTGGGCGACAACAGGCCTCCCTCCTGGAGGGATTGCGCTTGCGTGAGTATGAATTGGGCAAGAAGGCTCATGATGTCGACTCGTTTGTCAGAAGTTTACTACCGAATCTGACAAAAGGCAAAACCCGGGCATCTCACGCGATGACGCCGGGGAGTGATCCAAGAACTGGCGATACCAGCCCCAGTTCTTCAATCTCCCCCTTATCAGTTCCGAGGTGATTTTTTGCAATAGCAGCGTTGTCCCTCTACTCACTGAAAGGAGTGAACATGCTGCTCACAACACCAGCTCCCGGAGCGTCTCAGCCGCTTCATGTCATTGCCGCCACCCAGGCCACGCTGCCTGACAAGGTGGTGCTCACGGAGGCCGACCTGGCTTCGCGCTGGGGCATGAGCCCCAAGACCTTGCAGCGCTGGCGGATGGAAGGCCGTGGCCCGCACTATTTGAAGCTGGGCAAGCGGGTCAGTTATCCCGTCAAAGCTGTCATTGCTTTCGAAAACGGCGTCCAGCACGTCTCCACCTCCCAAAAGGCCAACGGCTGAAAGGGCCTCGCACCATGAACCACCTTCAATTGCACGAGGCAGCCCTGCCTGACCTCTCAGAAAACCAGATCAGTCGCCTGGCCAAAGACGAGCTTGTTCATTTCAGCCTGGCCGTGGAGCAGCTGCAGCACTGGAGCGAGCAGATGCGCCAACGCATCAACCGGGCCATGGAAATTCGTTATGCCGAACACATCCGGCAAGTGGACGTGATGGGGCAGGGCGAGGTCCAGTGGCTTCTCATCGATGACGGCGATTTGCAGATCGAGATGAGCCAGGGCGTGGAAGTCACTTGGGATCAAAAGCACCTGGCCGAGATTGCCGATCGGATGGTGGCAGCTGGTGATCGCGTCCAGGACTTCATGCGGGTAGAGCTGTCTGTCACCGAGGCTGACTACGCCCGCTGGCACCCAATACTCAAGGCCGCGTTTGAGCCAGCTCGCCAAGCGCGCATCTCCGAGCCCCAGTTCCGCATCCGCTGGGCCGGCGAGAACCAGCTTGCAAGCCCACTGTGAACCCGGTGATCGCTAGCCACATCCATTGAACACTGAACCGAGATCCTTTCATGAACCACGATTCTTATCACTCACATGCCCAGACATCTGCCGGCGGCGTCAACTGGAGCGACTTCAACGACGCCGATGCCCAGCAGGGCGGCTTTGACCTCATCCCCAAAGGCACCGAGGCGATGGTGCGCATGTCCATCAAACCCGGCGGCTATGACGATCCGGAGATGGGCTGGACCGGCGGCTACGCCACCGCCTCCGAAGAGACTGGCGCCGTGTTTCTGTCCTGCGAGTTCGTACTGCTCAGCAGCCCCTATGCCAAACGCAAGGTCTGGAGCAATGTGGGCTTGCACTCCAACAAGGGGCCGACCTGGGGGCAGATGGGGCGCAGCTTCATCAAAGCCGTCCTCAACAGCTCGCGAGGGATTCACCCTGACGACAATTCGCCTGAGGCCTTACGGGCACGCCAGATCCGAGGCTTTGCCGAGCTCGATGGCGTGGAGTTCGCGGCACGGATCGGCGTCGAGAAAGACTCCAAGGGTGAGCAGCGCAACCTCATTCGCCTGGTGATCGAGCCAGACAACAAAAGCTATTCCGAGTTGATGGCACATAAAGCTGCGCGCGACGGCGGGCCAAGTGGCTCTGGTGGGACAGGAGGAACGGGCTCCGCACCCGCGATGGCTGCGCCCGTAGCCACCCAAGGCGCACCTCATGGCGGCACCGGTTATTCCAACCGTGTGCCCAGTCCTCACACCACACAAGGACCTCCAGCATGGGCGCAGTGACAAAGCATGGCCATGAAGTGCTGGATTTGCAGTCGCCAGGCCAAAGGCTACGGGCATGTGGACATCCGCTATCGCATTGGACATCCCAGGCGTTACCCAATCGACTGGGTTTTTTGCTCCCGGCGGTGTCAGGCGTGTTTCCACAAGCTATACGGGCAGGGTATCAAGGCCTTGGAAAGCGGTCATGGTCCCGAGGAGGGCGATGTGATTGATGCGACCGAAGCCGAAATTTCTGCCATGCACCGATGCCTCAAGCCCTTGGGCGAGGCTGCACATGCGATCGGCATGAACAAGCCGCTGGGTCATTACAGCCAGGACGAAGCCTTGCAACTGATCGGCGCGGTGATTACCACCTACGTGGAGGTGATGGCCCAGGAGCATGAACGCACCAAGTACCCGCCGGTGCGGATGAACCTGGCGCCTGCAGTCGATAGGCCAACCACCGGCTTACCCACCCCAGGGTAAAGCCGACTTCCCTTCTTTCATCAACCAATGCGGACCGCTGCCCAGCGGTCTGCAGGGAGAACCTTCGTCATGAATTTAGACATTTCACTGGCTGAGCACGCCAGTGCCCAACGCGCAGACACGTTTTTGAACGCGCAGCAAGCCGCGGCTGCGCTCAACCTGCCGCTGTACTTCTTCGTCAACACCTATAAGCGCCAAGCACTCGGCATCCCGTTTTACAGCATCAACCGCCTGGTGCGCTACCGACTTGACGAGTTGCACCGCTGGCAGGTGGGCAAGGCTGCACAGTTGGCCAGAGAGCAATGGCAGCAGACGCACGATGTGGCCCGCCTAGAGACAGTGGGAGGCTTTGCGAATGCTTGATTTCAACGACGCGGCATCGCCCGCGTTCAGAAAAGCCAGTCCTGATCCCGCCCAACTGGCCCAAGAAAAATCCGAGATCCGTGAGGCTCTGGTCGCACGCTTGCCAGTGCTGGTGATGCAAATCTGGCCAGCGGGCAAACGGCGGCACAACAAGCTCCTGATCGGTGATGTGGCCGGTGGCCCCGGCGACAGCCTGGAGTTGCTGCTCAACGGCCCCAAGGCAGGCTTGTGGACTGATCGTGCCACGGGTGACGGTGGTGATGTCTTTGACCTGGTGGCGCGCCACCACGGCTTGGATGTGCACGGCCAGTTCGCTCAGGTCATGCAAAAGGCCCGCGACTGGCTCGGTCGTGTCGCCTCCATCCCGGCTGCTACGGTCGCGGCCATGGCAGCTGCCGACAAATTTAAAGCTCCGCCAGTGGATGAGCTGGGCCCGGTCACAGCCAAATGGGACTACCAAGATGCCAGCGGCAAGCTCATCGCAGTGGTCTACCGCTATGACCCGCAGCCCGGTCACAAGGAGTTTCGGCCGTGGGACGTGCGCCGGCGAAAGATGGCGCCACCCGATCCGCGGCCTCTGTACAACCAGCCTGGCCTGCTCAAGGCCGAGCAGGTGGTGCTGGTGGAGGGTGAGAAATGCGCGCAAACCTTGATCGACCTAGGTGTGTGCGCGACCACCGCCATGCATGGCGCTAACGCTCCGGTGGACAAGACCGACTGGACGCCGCTGTCGGGCAAGCACGTGCTCATCTGGCCCGACCGAGACAAACCGGGCTGGCAGTATGCCGACCACGCATCCCAGGCCATTCTCAAAGCCGGAGCGATCAGCTGCACGATTTTGCAGCCCCCTACAGAAAAATCCGAGGGCTGGGATGTGGCGGATGCCGTGCACGACGGCTTTGACATCGCTGGCTTTTTGGCTGTGGGTGAGCGCCTGCCCGTCGTGCGCCAGGTCGACCACGACGACATGCCCACACCCATTGAGGGCATTGACTACGCCACCGAGGACGGCTTGGCGCTGGCGTTCTCGCACGAGTTTGCCGAAGACTGGCGCTACTGCGCGCCCTGGGGCAAGTGGCTGGTGTGGAACGGCGTGCGCTGGAACGTGGACAAGGCCTTGTACGTGCAGCATCTGTGCCGCAAGGTCGCGCGTGTGGGCTCTCTTTTTGCCGAAGGACCAAAGCAAAAGTCCCGCTTGGCCAGCGCGGGCACCATGTCGGCCATCGAGCGCATCGTGCGCTCAGAACCCCGGCACAGCGCCACGGTGGAGGAGTGGGACGCCAATCCCTGGCTCTTGAACACCCCAGGCGGCATCGTTGACCTTAAAACTGGCATGCGTGGCCCCCACAACCGGGAGCGCCGCATGACCAAGGTCACCACGGCCACGCCCCAGGGGTTGTGCCCGGTGTGGCGCAATTTTCTGGTCAATGTCACGGGAGGCGACGAGGAGTTGCAGCACTACCTGCAACGGGTGGTGGGATATTGCCTCACGGGTGACATCAGCACCCACGCCTTATTTTTCCTCTACGGCACAGGGGCCAATGGCAAGTCGGTGTTTGTCAACGTGGTCTCTACCGTCTTGGGCGACTACGCGGCCAACGCGCCCATGGACACCTTCATGGAAACGCGCACGGACCGTCACCCGACAGACCTGGCCGGTTTGCGTGGCGCGCGCTTTGTCTCGGCCACAGAAACCGAGCAGGGCAGGCGCTGGAACGAATCCAAGATCAAGGCCATCACGGGTGGGGATGACATCACGGCGCGCCTGATGCACCAGGACTTTTTCACATACCGGCCGCAGTTCAAGCTGCTCATTGCCGGCAACCACAAGCCCGCGATCCGCAACATCGATGAAGCCATGAGGCGGCGCATGCACCTGATCCCTTTCACGATCACGGTGCCGGCAGACAAGCGCGATCCGGTCTTGAGCGACAAGCTTCTGGCCGAGCGCGACGGGATTTTGGCCTGGGCGCTGGAGGGCTGTCTGCTTTGGCAGGCCCAGGGCTTGAAGCAGCCGCAATCGGTCGTGCAGGCCACCGAAGAGTACTTCGAGGCCGAGGACGCTATGGGTCGCTGGGTGGCCGAGCGCTGCAACCAGGGCTCCAACGACAAGGCACTCACCGCCACGCTCTTTAACGACTGGAAGCAGTGGGCCGAGATGAGCGGGGAGTATGTGGGCACCCAGCGCCGCTTCTCGGACGCCTTGCTCGCCAGACGGTTCGAGAAATGGCGAAACCCCATGGGCGTTCGCGGCTATGTCGGCTTGGACTTGAAGCAGCCCACAGCCATGCCCACACGCACCTATCCCTACAACGACGAATGAGTGAGACACCCCATGAAAATGCCTTTGAAAATCGACCGTCTGACGCAACTGACGGTTCAAAACAGTAGTCCTTTACGCGGGCGTGCGTACGCGCATATAGAAGCCTCGTGTTTTGCTGCGTCGACTGCGTCAGAACCCCTGGTCAACCCACTGAAATCCTCGCCTGCGTTCAACCCGGCAGCAGCCGGCTTGAACAGATCGGCGGCGCCCATCCCAATGCCTGTCCTGAATGAAGGAGGCCGCGCATGAAATGCCCAGAGCCTCGTTTCCCTTCGCCCCTGGGGCGCATGCAGGCCACGTCCATGGACGTAGAAACCACAAAGCGCCAAGGCTGGCGCGAGCAGCACATCTTGGTTGTCACTCCAGAGGACAAGCGCCTGAGTCATTTCGAGCGTCAGCTGATCCATAGCATTGGCGAGCGGCTCTATGGTCAGCGTCCCTCGCCAGGAGGTGACCATGGTTGAACTCTGGACCATAGAAGCCGTGGCTGACCGGTTCACGGAGGCAGCCCGAACCGCCAGGCGCTTGCCCCGAGTGGCCGTACAAGGCTATGTCAGCGCCTGGCCTGTGATCGTGCGCGGCGAGCTCGAAGGCTATCCGGACCGAGACAAGCTCTATCGGCTGCCACCGCCTTCGCCCAAGGATGTCGAGCTCATGCTCGAGGTCATGCACTGGGTGCAGGTGCTGGAAGTCGATGAGCGGCTGTTGGTGTGGATGCGCGCCAAGCGCTACGACTGGCAGGAAATCAGCAGGCGCTTTGCATGTGACCGGACGACAGCCTGGCGGCGCTGGAAGCGCGACATGCAAGTTATCACCGATCGGCTCAACCAGGTGCGTTGATCACACGGCGAGTCGAGTCAGCCGCGCGCGCTTTGAGGGAATTGGCGTGTTTTAAATCGCGTGCGCGGCGCTACTCGAATCTCAGGGTGAATGCGCGGGCTTGAGGCCCTTTTGACCCGTGCAACATTTCGGCGATTTGGGTCTACATTTACGGCTATGGTGAGGCCTTGAACGCACCGCACTGAGTGCACTAAGCGATCAAGGCCTCGAACGAGCGCCCCAGTCCCGCTACACCAAGCACCGGCTCACGAAATCAACGGGTCCTTCCTGGCCGCAATGCTATGCGGGGGGCAACAGCGCGAGATTTCGCTACCGATAGCCCCGAAATCCGGGTACGCGTACGCACCGGGTACGCACAGCCAACCAGCACCGCTAAAGCCGGCTCGAGCTAAGTGCTGTACCGCCATTGTTCACAGGTCCCAGATGCAACAACCACAGATCCGAATGGTCGCCATTGACGCGCTCATTCCTTACGCACGCAACGCACGCACGCACAGCGATGCCCAGGTGGCCCAGATTGCAGCCTCCATCGTGGAGTACGGCTGGACCAACCCGGTCCTCACGGACGGAGACAAGGGCGTCATTGCGGGCCATGGGCGCTTGATGGCGGCCAGAAAGCTGGGCGTTAAAGAGGTGCCTGTCATTGAGCTGGCGCACCTGACCCCTGAGCAAAAGAAGGCCTACATCCTGGCCGACAACCGCATTGCAGAAAACGCAGGCTGGGACCAGGAGCTTTTGAAGCTGGAGCTCGCAGAGCTGCAGTCGATGGACTACGACCTCTCGCTCATTGGCTTTAGCCAAGAGGAGCTAGACGGATTTTTTGATGACGTTGAAGAAGGCGGTGGTTTGACCGAGGATGACGCCATCCCAGAGACACCCGTAGACCCTGTTTCCAGACCTGGGGATTTGTGGATCCTGGGCAACCACCGCCTCCTTTGCGGAGACGCCACGTTGTCAGCAGACGTGCAAGCCCTGATGGGTGGCCAGCTGGCGGACATGGCGTTTACAGATCCGCCCTACAACGTTGACTACGGCAACAGTGCCAAGGACAAGCTGCGCGGCAAAGACAGGCGCATCATGAACGACGCCTTGGGCGACGGCTTTTATCAATTCCTGCATGACGCCTGCCAGAACCTGCTGGCTGTGACCAAGGGCGCTTGCTATGTATGCATGAGTTCATCGGAGTTGCACACCTTGCAAAAGGCCTGGCTCGATGCAGGGGGCAAATGGTCCACGTTTGTGATTTGGGCCAAGAACGCCTTTACGCTTGGGCGCGCGGATTACCAGCGACAGTACGAGCCCATCCTGTACGGGTGGAAACAGGGCTCAGACCACTTTTGGTGTGGAGACCGTGACCAGTCGGATGTTTGGTTTTACAACAAGCCTCGCGTCAACGATTTGCACCCCACCATGAAGCCTGTGGAGTTGGTCGAGCGTGCACTCAAAAATTCATCCAAGAGCCGGGACACGGTGATTGACCTGTTCGGCGGCTCTGGCACCACGCTCATTGCTTGCGAAAAACTCAATCGTCATGCATGCCTGATGGAGCTCGATTCCAGATACGTGGATGTGATCATCCAGCGCTGGCAGGACTACAGCGGTAAGGAGGCTGTGCGCCAAAGTGATGGATTGACCCTGGAGGCGGCGAGGCAGAAGAAAGCCTCATCGGATCAGTCATCGCCAGCCGCGTCTTCAACGATGCTGCAGTGAATCACAAAGCCCACGAGGTGCGGTGTGCCCATGGGGATGCCATAGCGTTGATGGGCGGTTCGCCCAATTCGCCAGGTCATCCAATGCGTGACGGCTTGCTCAATGGCTGCGGTCAGATCCAGGCCTTGATGTCGAGCATCGTTGACGGAATCAGCAAAGTGCCGACCGAAGCGGCTGTCCAAGAACACCCGCACATCATGGGCGTCTTCATGCGTGGCACGGCAGATGGCCTGCATCGCCAGCGGCCAGGCCAGGCAGGCGTAGCCGCCCATCGTGCCCCAAAAGCCAAAGGCCTCGTTTTGTGACGGAGGCAGGGCGGTGGTAAAGGCTGGTGCTGGTGCTGGTGCTGGTGCTGGTGCTGGTGCTAAATCGGTAGCGCTCATGGCAGGCTCCTTATGTCATTGGGTTTTTGATGGCTCTATGAACGCTCTGTAAGGGCGAGAAGTAAAGCGTTCATCAAAAGACTTTTTTCATCCCAAACAGCCCACATACCGGGCGTAGTCGGATCCAGATGGATCGACGTACAGGTAGGGCCGCCCAGGGGCGTGTATTTCCACGCAGAGGCGTGCCTCGCCCACGTAGCCGCCCTTGCCCGAGAGCCAATCGCGCGATTTCATGAAATTCATGGTGAAGGCATCGAACTCTTCAGGGCTCATCAGTCGGGTTTCGGTGATGTAGACCAGGTCGTTGCCTGTTGGGCACATGTCGCCCAGGTCGGCGGGTTTGCGGGCAAAGGGCAGTCGGATGCCCAGGACTTCAACCTGGAGGGATTTGCCGTCCATTTCAACGGTTAGCGACGTGCGTTCGATGGTCAAGGTCATTGATCTTGTGTTCATGGTGGATTTCCGGTGGTTGGGATGTCTTCTTTAGGCAATGCGGTAACGCCGCTCTTGCCCCTCGGCCTTCTCGGACGTCACCGTCAAGCCCAGCTTCTTTTTAAGGCTGCCAGCCATGAAGCCGCGAATGGTGTGCGCCTGCCAGCCACTGGCCTGAGCCATCTCGCTCAGGCTGGCGCCATGAGCTTGCTTGAGTAGGGCAATCAGCGTGGCTTGCTTGGTGCCCTCACGCAGCCCGCCTGCGGCACTGCGGTCGTTCGGTCTGTAAGCGTTGCCAGCAGCTGCCTGTGGCGTGGGGGCTTCGATACCGAGTACTGCAAGGCCCGAGCGGCTGACGGCGTAAACAGGCATGTCTGCGGACGATTCGGGGTGCTGGGTAATGAAGCCCGCGCTGATGAGGGCGGCCAGCACTTTGCCGCGGGCACCACCCTTGAGGTGAGCGGGAAAGTGCACCACCAGCCGCTCGGGGTGCCCCAAGGCGGCTTCAAGTACTTGTCGTTGGGTCTGGCTCAGTGGCATGTGATTTCCTTAGAAAGTTGGGTGATGACACATTTCTTCAAAGCACTGCAGCGGCACTGTCGACAGGCGTTGCAGAGGCTGGGCCGGCTGTCCTGGCGCGCCTGGATTTTGCGGTTGGCGAGCGGGTTGGCTTCGCTGCGCGCTGGCTGGCGTTTTGGCCTGCCTCGTAGGCAGCTTGCAAGGCCGAGCGAATCCCCCAAACTGCCACTTCATGAAAATCCAGCCGATCCCAGTCGCGGGTCTGCAGGGTCTCGACAAATAAGTGCTCGCGGGCAATCGCTTCGAAAAGCGCGTCGGGGGCGGGGTTGACTTGGCTGGTGCTGTGGTGGCTCATGCGGCGCTCCAAAAAAGTGGATCAAAAAGGGATGGGTTAAGAGGTGGCTGAATTGAAATGGTCTGATTGGGCTGATTCACTGCGTTGACAGCGCAATGAACGCTTCATTTGCGAACAACATCAAGTCTGGGCAAGTCTCAGACTGATTCACTCGGACACTGCGCGTGGCTTCACCGGTCATGCCCGCGTACGGCCGCACTGAGCCGCGCATGCGCTCCAAATCACGCCTAAACCCTTAGCAAATCACCACAGGCAGTTGGCGGAGCCAGTACCCCATGCCTAAAGCATTCATCCTTGACCGTGATTTTGAAAGGCCAGTGCCATGAGCCAAACCCTGTCCATGCGTGCTTATGCCCGCCACAGGGGTGTGTCGGAAGGCGCTGTACGCAAGGCCGTCAACACTGGGCGCATCACGGCCAATGCCGACGGCAGCATCGATGTCCAGCGAGCCGATGAGCAGTGGCAGCGCAACACCGATGCCGCGCAGCAGCGCGGCGCTCAGCGAACGACGCAGCGCCCCGTTCCCAATGAGGCCATTCAAAGCGTGCGCGAGACTTTGGGAGAGGCAGGCGGTGTGGCAGGGACAAATCCCGGTCTAAGCGGCTCGGCGGGCGGCGGCACCACGCTGTTGCAGGCGCGCACAGCCAACGAGGTCCTCAAGGCACAGACCAGCAAGGTGCGTTTGGCCCGCTTGAAGGGCGAACTTGTTGACCGTGCGGAAGCGGTGGCCCACGTGTACCGCATCGCGCGCGCCGAGCGTGAGGCCTGGCTGAATTGGCCTGCGCGTATAGCGCTGCAGATGGCCTCGGACTTACAAGTCCCGCCGCACCGCATGTACACGCTGCTGGAGAGCGCGGTTCGTCAGCACCTCATCGAAATCGGCGAGATCGCGGTGCAAATCGACTGACGGTCTTTCCCGCCTCATACGGGCCACCGGCAGCGCTGAGGTTCAGGCGCGTCGCATTTAATCTATTTGGAATACCGATGTGCTGGATCACTACGACGGCTGGGAGGCGATCGCGCAAGCATGGCGCGAAGGGCTGACCCCTGACCCATTACTCAGCGTGTCTGAGTGGGCCGATCAGTACCGCATGCTTTCGGCCAAGTCGGCTTCAGAGCCGGGACGCTGGCGCACAGCGCGCACACCTTACCTGCGCGAGATCATGGACTGCCTCTCGCCATCCTCTCCGGTCGAGCGCGTGGTGTTCATGAAGGGCGCCCAGATTGGTGGGACTGAGGCGGGCAACAACTGGATTGGTTATGTGATTCACATGGCACCGGGCCCCATGATGGCAGTGGCCCCAACGGTGGAGATGGCCAAGCGCAACTCAAAGCAGCGCATTGACCCCCTGATCGAAGAAAGCGAGACGCTCTCCGCCCTGATCGCTCCGGCCCGCTCGCGTGATTCCGGCAACACTGTTCTGTCCAAGGAGTTTCGTGGTGGGGTGCTGGTACTCACCGGTGCCAACAGCGCAGTGGGTTTGCGCTCCATGCCTGTGCGCTACTTGTTCCTGGACGAGGTCGACGGTTATCCCGGCGATGTGGAAGGCGAAGGCGATGCGATTTCCCTGGCTGAGGCCAGGACCAGAACATTCGCGCGCCGAAAGATTCTCATCGTCTCCACGCCCACGATTGCCGGGGCCTCGCGCATTGAGCGCGAGTACGAGCAGTCTGACCAGCGTCACTTCATGGTGCCGTGCCCGCATTGCGCGCATGAGCAGAGGCTGCGCTTTGAGCGCCTGAGCTGGGTCAAGGGCAAGCCCGATACGGCCCACTACCTGTGTGAGGCATGTGAAAAGCCCATCGAGGAACACGCCAAAACGCAGATGTTGGAGTCGGGCCGGTGGGTGGCCACTTGTCCTGGCCAGAGCCGCACAGCAGGTTTTCATCTGTCCAGCCTCTACAGCCCCATTGGCTGGCGCAGTTGGAAGGAAATTGCCCAGGCCTGGGAGTTGGCGCAAGGCTCAGCGGTAGCGCTCAAGGCTTTTAAAAACACCGAGCTGGGTGAAACCTGGGTGGAGCAGGGTGAGACACCCGAATGGCAGCGCCTGCTGGAGCGGCGCGAAAGCTACCGCATTGGCACCGTCCCCTGTGGGGCACTGCTGCTGGCCGCCGGTATCGACGTGCAAAAGGACCGCATCGAGGTCTCAGTCTGGGGCTTTGGCAGGCAGCAACATGCGTGGCTCATTGAACACCGAGTGCTGGACGGCGATACTGCACGCGACTCGGTTTGGCGCCGCTTGGGCGAGATGCTGCAAGAAAGCTGGACCCACGCCAGCGGCGTGACGATGCGCCTTGTGCGCATGGGGCTCGATACGGGCTACGCCACCCAAGAGGCGTACTTTTTCACGCGCACCCAGCGCGATCCCCGGCTCTTGCCGATGAAAGGGGTCGCCCGGGGCGCGGCCTTGGTGGGTTTGCCCACTGCTGTTGACATGACCACCGGTGGCAAGCGCCTGCGCCGGGGGCTCAGGGTCTATGCAGTCGTGGGCGGCATTGCCAAGCTTGAGCTCTTCAACCACTTGCGTGCGACGGTGGAAGTCACCGAAGACGGTGAGATCGTTTTCCCCAAAGGGTATGTGCACCTGCCG